TAAATAATAAAACTTGATTTAAACATAAAGAATTATTATTATTTTGAATTAATATAATTAAAATAGAAAAAATTGTTAATGCTTATAAATATCTAAAAGTTAAAAAGTTATATAATTAATTTATATAATAATTATAAAAAAATTAGTTTTTTTGTCTTGCGTAATGCCTGAATTTTTGCGATTTTTTCCTACGCATATTATATATAAATTATAAAATTTTCAAAAAAGTAGTACAAAAAGTAAAAATAAACATTCAAAAAGTAAAATAAAGTACACTTTGTTAAACTTTACACAAAAATAGTAATTTTAAAATAAGCCTAAAAAACGGGCAAATTCAAAGTTTTGCTCTATGGGCGCTTGTAATTTATCACAAAATCAAATAAAATTTAAAAATAAGCCTTTTTTAAGCCTTAAAATTAAAAATAGAATTATCTAAAAGAATGAGAATGTAAGAAAATACTAAAAATACCCCCTACCCTATTTTTTGAAAGTTTATAAGGTAGTATCATTACCCTTCCGCCATTTCTCCACTATTTTCAATTTCGTAAAACCTTTCGACATTTCACAAAATCTCTTGCCAAAAGAAAATTTCTGTGGTATAATTCAATCATGAGTAAACGAGAAACGAGGCGATAGCGGTGTGGGTTATTAGTGTTGTAAAATTTTTGAATAAGTTGCCAAAAGGGTTGCGAGTAGTGATCTATGTGTTGCTGGGTTTGACAGTGGTTTTTTGGGTGTTGTTTTTGTTAGCTCAAATTTTGGAAGTTGTCAGGAAGGTCGTGCATTGGATGTCGCAAAAGTCGGTTTTTTGGACTGGCTTTTATGCTTTAGTGATTCTTTGTGTTGGGACTTTTTTAGTTGCAGAATTTGTGTTGCATTTAGGATGGTGGGACAAGTTAATAGCTTTTTTCACAAATTGGTTTAATGTCGTACGTGAATTTATCGGTGGGAAGATATCTGGTAAATAAAATGAAACACGTGGGTGCGTGGTAAAAATACAAAAATGTCAAATCTCTTGCCTAAACTGATTTAATGTGTTATAATGTCGGTGTAATAAGTCATTTCTCGTAAAACGAGGAATTACATCTTATTATTTTGGATCGTATGTCGAAATTTTTAGGTTGAAGAACCGTAAAAAGCCGTGATGGGATGTCGTAAAATTCGCTAGTACTTCGAACTTGTGAAATATCCTAAAAATAACGATGTGCGATGATAGTTTTAGGTGATTTTTTAGTATTGATTGTATTCCTTGTTTTGTAGCAAGGGGGAAATTAGGGCTGAGGCTCTTTTTTTCTTGTTTTCTTGACAAAAATTTAAAAGCGTGGTATAATGTAGGTGCTTCAAGTATTTGAGGCTCTATCAATCACTATATAAATATATTTATTTCATCTTCCAAAAAATGAATTTATATGTATTTATGTCACGTTCTTTCAGAAAAAGGCTTGCATTAAAAAAATTGAAAATGTGAGTTTTTTTCTTGACAAGGCTTGGACAAGTGTTGTATAATGTAGTTGCTTTTTCAAGAGGAGGTAAAAAATGAAATTAAGCGATTTTAAATATGATGGACTAAAAAAAGAGTGGAAGAAATAGAAAAAAAATATGAAGAAATTTTTTTGAAAGGGGTAAATAAAAATGACTGAAGAATACACAAAAATTTATTGTGAAAGTATGGCGAAGAGTTTAGAGGACAAGCTCTTCTTCTTAAATGAAATAGATATTAATGACTATGATTATATAGTTGATTTTGGATGTGCAGATGGGCGAATACTTGAGGTTCTTGATGAAAAGTTAACAAACAAAAAAACAATCTTAATTGGTATTGAGAAGAACGAAGTAATGTTTGACCAATTAGTATCATTAGCAGGTAGAGCAAAGCATAGAATGATAGTTTCAATTGAATTAATTGATGGTGATAATGAAATTTTTAATCTTTTGAAGAAAGCTGGCAAGAAAAGCCTTATTATTTTTAGTAGCGTGTTGCACGAATATGATTGGGAATATTTTAAACCATTCTTTTATTTTTTTGATACGATAGTAATGCGTGATATGCAAAGCCCTGAAAAATTTTGGTATAAGGTTCCAGAATCAACAAGAGCGTTGGTAACAAAAGATTTTCCAGGAGAATTATTGGCTAAATTAGAACGAAAATATGGTTATATTAACGATTTAGAAAGATTATATAAATATTTTTTGATGTATAGATATGCAGATAATTTCGATCACGAATTGCAAGAAGATTATTTTAGTATTATTTGGGAAAATTTAAAAGAGTGGTTAACCTATGATTATGTATTTCACGTTTTATATGAAAAAGATTATATTTTGCCATTTATTAAACAAGATATTAAGACTAAATTTGGGTACGAATTAAAATACCCTACACACAAACAAATTATTTTTGTTAAGGATTAGGTGATACAATGTTAATAATAATATTATTAGTTTTAATTTGTATTTTTTGTTGGATGTGGTTTATAAAAAGTTTAGATAATGTTGATGGACTATTTTCTCCTCCAATTGTTCTTACTGGCGTAACAACCACATGTGTTTTAGTGGTAATAGGATTAGCAATTTGTTTGTCAAATCCGCGTGCAAAAACAGTTGAAGAGTTAAGATTGCAAAGGGAAATTATTGTTGATAGTTTAGAAAATACAACTAGCAAACGATTATATGCTAAATTTTATGTAGATGCAGAAGAATTTAATGAACAAAAACAACACTATGAAAGCAGAAAAGATAGCTTGTGGGTTGGTTGGTTTCAAGATAGAAGATATGAATATGTAGATTATATAGATTTAAAGGAAGATTAATATATGAGTTTGTTTGGAAGTGATATGAATATATCTCTATGGCTTAAATTAGAAAAGGGAGGTACAATAAATGATTAATCACGTAAAGAAAATACAAAGTAAGTATTTTTGGGACATTTTAAACAATAATAAAAGATTTGAAATAAGAAAAAATGACTGTAATTATCAAGTGGGCGATATAGTTAAACTTGTTGAATATAACAGCGACAAACAAGTAGAAACAAATAGTTATATTGTTGTAAAGATAACTTATATTTTAAAAGACATACCGCAATATGGGTTAGATAAAGATTACTGCATATTTGGTTTTATAATATGTGAAAAAATGTTAAATGTTGGAGGTATGAAATGGAGGAATATAGATGGGTAAGGAAATGGAAGAAAAGAATAAATATCAAGAAGCGTTAGATAATGCAGTACACGACATTGCAGACAAGTATTATGATTTTGGATGTAATGTTCCAGAAGAGAGATTAAAAGAAATTGATTTGCTACAAGAATTAGTAGATAAAGAAACACCAAAAGATATTAATTTGACTTATGGTGAAATTCAATCAAATATACTATATTATTATTGTCCTAATTGCTGTAGTAAAGTTAAAGATAAATCTAAATATTGCTCTAATTGTGGTCAAAAAATAAAATGGTAAGAATTATGAATAAAAACGAATATTATGATAGATTGAATAAATATAATATACAAGTTAGTTATGGTCATAATTATAAATCAATTATTACAGATAGCTATGAAATAGAAGAAAGCACACTTGACAAAGCAATTAATAAAGCACAAAAAATGTTAAGTGATAAATGTAATGTAGATATAAATGATGTTTTTGTTGATGGTGTTGAATTAATTGAAGGTAAAGATGAAGAATATGAATGTGAATGGGAAGAACCTGAACATGAAATAATTATAAGAATTTAGAGGGGTGGAAATATGAAGAAAGAAAGATTATTTGATATTAATAGTTTAGAAATTAACCCTTTATATATTTCGCCTACTGAAAAAAGAAAATGGACTGTTGCTTTTACAAAATGGTGCAACGATCAATACGATAAATATGGCTCACAATATGGTTTATTTTGTTGCAGCTTTATGAGAATTTGTGATTTATGCGAAATGAAAAAGTGTAATGGTTGTGCTGATTGTGTAGAAACTATAAAAGAATGGTTTAAAAAACAAGGCAAAGAAATTCCTTATAGAAATTATAATTTTGAAGAAATTTTAAAAGAGATAGAAGAATAAAGAAAAAGCCAAAATATGTATAGCACATTTTTTAAAGAGTAAAAGGAGGTAAAAATGGGATTTATAATTAAACTTTCAGAAAGAGGTAATACAGGTAATTATAAAAATTGTTATTTAGTCGGGAAAGATGCTAATGAAAAAAGCCCACATATAATTATTGATAAATCTTATCTTGATAAAACAAAACAAATCGAAAAAAAATATGGTAATATAAATGATTTGAATAAGGCTTTGGAAAAAAATTTTGACTACCCAAGTATGTTTTGCGAAATAAATTATAGTGATATTTACGAAATAAAAATAAAGGAGGATTAAAGCAATGAATTTTAAAGAAGCATATCAAAAAATGTTAGAAGGAAAGAAAGTTAAAAGAAAAGGTTGGGAAGGTTGGCAACATTATAAATTAATCGGAGATAATATGTATTATGCTGACAAACTAATAGCTTCAAATATTACTGTTGAAAACGCTTTAGCTGATGATTGGGAAATTGTAGGAGAAACCAAAAATAAAGTTTGGAAACCTAAAAAAGGTGATAAATATTTTATTATCAGTAGTAGATTGGAAGTTGTCAAGTTTAATAATCAAGAAGATTCAATTGATAAAAAAGTTATAAACTCTGGTAATTGTTTTAAAACTAAAGAAGAAGCTCAACATATGGTAGATAAGTTAAAGGTAATCAAAGAATTACAAGATTTTGCTATTGAAAATAGAGATGAAGAAATTGATTGGTATGATAAAGAACAAGATAAATGGGCAATATGCTACGATATTGAAAACAAGGAAATTGCATATGAAAGTGGTAAAAAAATTAAAAGTGTTCCTTTTAATGTTTACTTTGCAACCGAAAAAGACTGTGAAAGAGCTATCAAAACAATTGGGGAAGACCGAATTAAAAAATATTACTTTGATATAGAGGATTAAAATTATGGCAAAGAGAAACAAGCACGGAAGATTTATAGTTTCCAAAGATGGTTATTTATACGATACTTGTGGTTATGGTTGTAGAACTTGGGGGATGAGCAATCAAAAAACCATAAAATTTGAAAGTGGCAAATATTATTTAAAAGAAGAATATGCAGATACAAACGGCGAATATCAAGAAGAGTATGAAATAGAAGTAGCTGAAGTTTTACAAAGTTTTGAAGAAATAGGAAAAAAATACAAGATTATCCAAAACGTGGAAGTAGTTATATGTTGTGGTGAAATGGTTTTTGATAAGCCAATAAAAGTTTATAAGAGAAAGGATAAGATACTTTAATATGGAATCTATGGAGAAATTAAAAAATGATTGAAATTTTAAAACATGGAAAAAAGAAATATCATTTTGTTTGTGAAAAATGTGGATGTGAGTTTTGTTCAAATGGTGATGAAATTGTTAGTACTAGTTCTATTCCTGTAATTAGATATATTTTATGTCCAGAATGTGGGAACAAAATAAATATTGAAAATTTAGATGAACATGTTAATAAAAAAGATGATGACAATGATTATTAGAGGTGAAATAAATGATAAAAAAAGAATTAAGTCAAATTACTATTGAGTTAAGTCCTACTTGGAATATCGAAGGAAAACGCAATAATCAAAACTTTATTAAAATTACTTATAATGTGCTTGCGGAAGCGTTAGAATTAATTGGGGTATTTGAAAATAAATATTTTCATCACATTATTTTAAACGGTTTAATTGACAAAAATTTATTAAATTTAAGAGTAAACGAAATTCAAGGAGGATATTCATATTCTTTTAGTGATATTAAAGAATTATTATATTTAATATTAATTTCGTTTAAATGGATTGGAGATACTAAATTAATGCGATTATATAATTATTTAGAAAGTCAAGACTGTGCTTATTCATATTTAATCGAATATAAATATATTTATGTAGAGAAAGAGGAAAGATAAATGATAATTAAAAAGAAATTAAGAGATATTAGTTTGGAAGAATTCAAAGTGTGGAGTATAAAAAATTGTAAACAATTAAGTTGTGAAAAGTGTGTTTTTTCAAAAGTTTGTTGCGATGAGTTTTCAAGTGATTGCTGGGTAAATAACAAAGATATTTATTCTGATAAATTTTTAAATCAAGAAATAGAAATTGAAATTAAAGATGTTTTAGATGAAGTAGAAAAGAAATATCTAAAATCAATAATTAGACCTTTTAAAGATAGAGTTGTATCGATCGAGAAAAGAAAGAATATAAATAGTGAGGGTACTTTTTATTATATTGGAATAATAGTTAAGAACATTGCTATTGATCGTTTTAGTGAAGCAATATATTTACCATATTTTAAACCAGAAAGCAAAATGTATGAGGGTATGGAACTTAACAAAGAATACACATTAAAAGAATTAGGATTATAAAAATAAACACAAGAAAGGAAAAGATAGAAAATGGGAGTCAAAGTAGATTTTAAAGTAAACGTTCCACATGGGGAGATGGACATAACAGAGAATGGGCAATATGATGTTAGCGATTATGCGGTTGCGAATGTTAATGTTGCTTTTGAAACTGAAGAAAAGAGCGTAACAATAACTGAAAATGGAACTCAAGAAGTGTTACCAAGTGTTGGCAAAGATGCATTAAGTAAGGTAGTGATTAATACAGAAATACCGATTAAAGAAGAGCAAAGCAAAAATGTAGAGATAAAAGAAAACGGAACTATTTCAGTGTTGCCAGATGAGGGTAAAGTGTTAAATGAAGTAAGCATAACAACAAATGTTCCGCAAGATAATACATTAAAGACCTTATTAGATGCTACTAAGAGTACTAAGTATTTATTTGAAGATTACAGTGGTACTTCGGTAGATGATTTAATTCACTACAGTGATACAGAAAATGTTACTGATATGACTAGTACGTTTAGGGGATGTAATAGACTAACTTCAGTTCCGCTACTAGACACGGGCAATGTTACTAGTATGTATTATATGTTTTATAATTGTGGTAGGTTAACTACGATTCCACAATTTAATACAAGTAATGTTACTGATATGAGTGGTATGTTTAATGGTTGTTCCTCTCTTACATCTGTACCTCTACTAGACACAAGTAATGTTACTAGTATGGAAAGTATGTTTTATGGTTGTTCTTCATTAACTACTGTACCTTTATATAACACATCTAAAGTTACGAATATGTCACAAATGTTTTGGAACTGTCGTAGCTTACAAACCGTACCTGCATTTGACTGTTCTAATGTTACAAATATGAATAATATATTTGCTAGCTGCCGCAGTCTTAAATCAATACTAATGACTAATATAGGTGTATCGTTAAATATTTCATCAAGTACAAGATTTGAAAGAGAAGATTTAGTTTTAATACTAAACAATCTTAAACTGTTACAACTACTAAAACACTTAAAATGGGTGCTACTAATTTGGCAAGACTAACAGATGAAGATAAATTAATCGCAACTAATAAGGGTTGGACATTAGCATAGAAAGGAAAATAAAAATGATAAACGTAATAAAAGCAAAAGAAGGCTATGTATTTGCATTAAAAGATAAAAGTGAAATATATGATGATGTAATTTATTTAGGCATTTATGATAATGCAGAAAACTACATTCAGATACCTTATTTTGAAGCGGAGGAATTAAAAAAGCAAAAAGAAAAAATTTTAAGAGGTAATGTAGAAAATGAATAAAAAAGCAAAAATAACAACACTTATATTAGGTATTATATTAGGTATATTATTAACAATATGTTTTATAAATATTAAATATAAACAACCTGGTAGTAAGGCATCAAGAATATCGATAAATGTTAAGGTTACATATCGTGTTTATTATAGTTTAGAAAGCAAGGGAATTAGTGCAGATAAACTTTACGATGAAAAAGGCGACACCACATATTTAAAAAGAGTTTATATAACATTAAGAAATAACATATGGGTAACGTTTGTTGATGTTGAATGGGAAGAAATTAAAAACAATGGCAAGGTGCAATACCACCCTGTAATAGGCAAACCCTACAAAGAATATTATTCAAATTTATCGTACGTAATAAAATATTAGAGAAAGAAAGGCAACTAGATATGACATTAGAACAAATAATCAAATTATTAAAAACTGATGGTATAGGTTCTAAACGTGTTGTTTACAAGATGTTAGAAAATGCGAGTATAAATGAATTGTGTGAGTTGAAAAGAGATTTAAGCACGATAATAGCACAAAAGAGAGCCAATCACGAAAATAACAACCCTTGTGTGAGCGAACGAAAATAAAAAGGTGGGTAAATATTCAACTCACCCTCTCACAGAGGGCTTATAGAAAGGGCTAAAAAAGAAATGAAAGAAAAAGTTGAGTTAGTAAAAGAAATTATTGGTATAAGACCTGAATTGAAGAAAAAGCAAAGCAAGTTATGGAGATGCAATCGTGAGAAATTAATTTCTTTACTAAAAAGAGAACAAGAAAAAATTAAGGAAATACATATTGGCGATAAAATTATAAATGAAGAACACGAGTCGTTCGATCGAATTGTGCAATCTTTGTTTGAAATAAAAATTGATAAATACGAAACAACTGAAAATGGGTTGATAGTATATTTTTCAGAAAGTGTGAATTAGTGATAACTGAAACAAATATTAATTATTATGGTTATAAGAATTATAGTAAATATAAAACTTATACATGTGAATATTGTAAAAAAGAGTTTAAATTAATTAAAGGCGAAATGTTATACAAACTGGCACACTTGACATTTTGTTCATACAAGTGCCGTTCTGAATACAAAAAGATAGAAAGTGAGAAAATGAAAAATGAATAGAGAAGATTTAGTATTAGGTTGTAAAGTTGTTTGCAATGGTTATTTGAAAAAAACTAAAATGAAATATTGCTTACCAAAACTGGATATTGAAGATTATGAACCAGAGCAATTAAAGGTTATTAGCAATGTTGGCAATTCTGAAGGTATTAAGTATTTAAAACTTAACGAAGAGTTCGAGCAAGAACAATACGAAGTAGTGAAATTGGCTAAACCATTTAATGGTGTATTAGTAGGAACGCAAAAGGTATTTACTAAAAAGCACTTTAAATGCGAAAATGATTTTGTTGATTATGCAGATAATTTACTAACACAAATTAAGCCGTACACAAAAAAAGAAGATTTACAATTTGTAGCAAAGGTATATTTTAAAAAAGGACAATCAAGATTAGTGCCTTTAGAAATGGTGGAATTAATTAATGATTAGCATCGAAGAAGTAATGGCATCAATGGTTAAACAAAAAATGTCGATACGAGAGATTGCCAAAAAAATTGGAATGCCTAAATCGACATTGCACCTAAAACTACAAAATTTTGCAAAAAAGAACCCTAAATTGCCTTTAGTAATACAATATAACGATTTATTAAATAGTAATATATTAAGTATGCACTCTAAAGGCGGTAAAAATAGTTACAAAAATCGAAAATAAGAAAGAAGGAACATAAAATGACAAAAATACAATGGATGATTTATAATTATTTAAAAGAAAAATCAGAAAAGGATGAATGGACTAGCCAAGATGAATTGGTGCGATATTTAGCCAAGAATAATTGCTTTATCGATAAACGATCATTGAGAAAGAACATACAAATGATTAGACAAGCCGATGTTATTCAAAAAGTAATATTAACATCATATTCACAAGGCTACAAAATAATGAATGATGAGAGCCAAATCGAAATTTTAGAAAAAAGAAAGATAGCGATTTTAAAATCATTAAAACAATATTGGCGAGATATTAAACGATTAAGCCGAGATAACCAAACAAAGCTAACTTTTGGTTCAAAAGAAAGGGAATACATTGAAGCACTTTTAAAAACTACTGAAGAATAGAGGTGCATATATGAATGGCATTATACGATGACAACATAGGAATTTTTAAACAATATGTAAAAGAATATGGTTCAGCTTTGCAAATACCGGAAGTTTACAATGATGATGAAAGCAATAAAGGGTTTTATTCTTTTATGCATTCATTTTATGAGTGGTTGTATTACCAAATACATACATTTTTAACACCTAACAAAAATATACCAAAGTATGAAAGTGTTATTAAAACTTATTGTAATTATATTAGAGATAAAATATTACCTATTTGTAATAATAAAATAAAGCATTATAATACTAAACTTGTATCGCAAGAAAATGCACAACCTAACAGAGATTGCTTGAAAAAATGGCTTGATTTGGAAGATAACTTTTACGCATTAGCTTGTTATCGAAACTTGGAAATGATGGCACTATATCTTGAAAGAGGTAAAACAAACAAACTGTGGGCTAAAACCATACATTTATTTAGAAATTTTTATTTTTACTCACAAAAATTAGTGTTTGAGCAAAAAATAGATATGATAAGAGCAAGTTATTTTCCAGGTGCTGGTAAAACATACGCTGTTAATATTTTGTGTGCTTGGTGGTGGGGTTATGATAATGAAGCATCAATAATCCGTGTAACATATTCTGCCGACCTATGCAAACAATTTATACAACAAATAACTGACATTTTAGATAGCCCACAATATAGAAAAGTCTTCCCAAAATTTGATATAGGAAATGTTGGAGATGGAAAAACAAGTGGGCTATACAATAACTATTCAGTTGAAATAGGCTTTAGATTTGCATTTTCAAGCGTTCAAAACTTTTACGCAACAACACGTGATGGGCAAACAACAGGTAAAAGAGGAAATATATTAATTATCGATGATATTACAAAAGGTTCAGATGAAGCATATGATGAAAACCTACACAAGAGATTAACAAACAAATTTGATACTGAATGGAACTCAAGAGGCGATAGTTCATATCAACCTATAATTGCCGTTGGTACAATGTGGTCTAATTTAGACTTATTAAATGTATTACATAATAGAGCTATAAAAAATACTAATAATAACATGGAAGAAGATAGTTCTTTCAAATATACCGAATTGTCAAAAAATAATGATGGAAGTTTAAATTCAGTCTTTATTTCAACACCTATTCTTGATTATGTAACAAATCAAAGTACTTGCCCTTTGCGATATTCAACAGAAAAAATGCTTCAAAAAAGGGACAATATGGATGAGGCACTTTGGAATGCTGTTTATCAGCAAAGACCAACACCACCAGAAGAATTTTTATTTGCAATTAGCAAACTACAAACTTATGATGATTCAACTTACCCTAAAAAAGAAATGTTGGAAAACGAAACACAATGTTATGCATTTATTGACCCTACAAGAAAAGGAACTGACTTCTTTTCAATGCCTATTTTTAAGCGATATAGAATTGACAAAAATAGGTGGTCGAAATGGTATTGGATTGACATAATATTTGAGCAAAAATCCACCAAAGAATTAATGTTTGATATTGCATTTAAGATTATTAATCATAGAATTACGAAAGTTGGCTATGAAAATAACATTGATGTAAGTTTTGATTCTGCATTAAAATATACATTAAGAGATTTAAATTATAGTGGTTCAGTGACAATCGACCCATTTTACTCTTCAAACGAAAGCAAACAAATGAAAATTAGCAATGCAGCTTTTGGAATGAAAAAAGAAATAATTTACCCTGCACCTAAAATGTTTGCAATGAATAGTCCAATGGGAAAAGCAATGAACCAGCTTACAATGTGGAGTTTATCACAACGCTATGGCGACCACGATGACTGTCCCGACTCTATATCAATGTTTGTAAAATATTATTGCGAAGAGCAAAGAGTAAACACAATGGAAGTGTTTAACAAATCAATTTTAGGCTTTTAAACCACAATTTTTGTGGTTTTTTTATTTTTTAGTTGACAAATATTAGAAAATGTTGTAGTATAAGGCGATTTTAAGACTTCCACTTGTCCTAGTGTGTCATTTTGAAAGGAAAAAAGATTATGAGTACAGAAACAGAACAAGCAATAAAGAGTTTATACATTCCAAAAGTGTTTAAAGGTAGAGAAAAAGTAATAATGCCTATTTCTAAAGAACTTTTTATGAAAGACCCATTAATTGCTTTAAGAAAATATCTAAATCAAACAATAGGTATTTTTAATAAAAATGTTAGCGATATTGAAACTCTACACGAATATTATTTAGGTAATCAAGCGATTTTTTCAAAATTAAGAAAAGATGAATCACTAATTAATAATAAAGTAGTAGAAAATCATATATATAAACAAGTAAATTTTAAAGTAGGTTTTATGTATGGTAATCCACTAGAATACACTATTACAAACGAGAAAAAAATAGACACTGATGATATGACATATTTAAACTCATATTTAAACGATGTCAACAAAGCAAGTTTAGATATTGAAAAGGCACAAGATTTGTATGAATTTGGTGTTGCTTATCAAAGATTAATTCCACGTAGGCAAAAATTAAGCGAGTACGATATTGAAAGCGAAGCACCTTTTGAATTAGTAAATATGCCAGTAGAGCAAACATGTGTTGTGTATTCAAACGATATTCCAAATGAACCATTATTTGGTATGGTAATAAGTGATGACCGCAATACAGAAAACTACAAGCCATTCAAGACAGTGCAAATCTATATGCCATATCGAAGAATAGTTTATAAAAACAATAATTTTGTACAACCAATCGAAGATATTCCACAACCATATAGTTATATTCCTATTCAAGAGTTTTGTTTAAACAAAGATAGAATAGGCATTATCGAAATTGGCGTTCAATTGCAAAACTTAATAAACAATATTGATAGTTCGCAAATGGATGGCATTGAGGAAGAAATTAATAGTTTTATAGTTATGATTAACCAAAGAGTTGATGAAGACTTTATAAACTTAATTAAAACGTTAAAAAGAGAGCGTGTACTTGTACTTAATACACAAAATCCACAAACACCAGCAGACTTAAAACTTGTTTCTACCAAACTTGATCAAGGCTCAACAAATCAATTTTACGAAAGGGTTTTAAAAGCCTTATATGACATTGTAGCTGTACCTCAAGCAAGTGGAAATGTTACGAGTGGTGGCGACACAGGGCAAGCGAGATTGCTTGGCAATGGTTGGGAATCAGCTCAAAATCAAGCACAAGTAGACCAACAATATTTGATAAAATATGAACGTGAATTATTGAAAAACATAATTAAAATTTGCAAATTAACAGAAAAATGCCCAGTTAATGAGATAAATGCAAGTGATGTTGCAATTAAATTTAACATTAATATGTCAAACAACTTATTAGTAAAAGCTGAAGCATTAAAGATGTTAAATGAAGCACTAGTACCAGAAAAGGCAATATTGTCAATTTGTGGTATTACAAAAGATGTTGATGGTTTAGGCGATGATTGGAAGAAAAACAAACAAAATCAAGCTCAAATCGAACAACAAAATAATAATCAAGGTATAAATAGTTAAATAAACTAATTATATATATAATCAAACAAAGTTAGAGAAAACTTTTTAAAAAACGCAGGAAGTTAGAGAAAACTTTAAAAAACGCAAGGAGAAAAAAATATGAATTTTTTAAAAGCAAACAAAACACAAATTCCATTTAAATTACAATTCTTTGGTGAGGGCGAACCTACACCAGAACCAAATCCAAATCTAAAAACGTATTCACACGAAGAATATGAAAAACTTAAAGCAAGTTTTGATAAAACTTCAAGTGAATTAGCAAGTTTGAAAAAACAAGTACAACAAAAAATGACTGATGAAGAGAAAAAAGCAGAAGAAGATAAGGCTTTACGTGAAAAAGTAGCAAATTATGAAAGCCAATTAGAAAACTTAACTCTTGAAAAGTCATTAACTAAAAACAACTTATTTAGTAGCGAAGAAGCACAAAATATTTTAAAGTTGAAAGAAAACAAAAACGAAATGTTAGAAAGCATTATGACATTGGTTAGTGCAAAAATTGAACAAGCAAAGAAAAATGCAATAGCCGAGTTTATGCAATCTAGCAATGTGACTGGTGGAATTAAAACACCAAATTCTGCTGATGATGAAATTATTGCAATGGCAAAACGAGCTTCAAAAACTACTCAAAAAAGTAATTTCTTTTAAAACAAATTAAAAATTTCACAGGAGGAAAAAATTTAATATGGCTAATTACAATTTTGAAAAAACAGTATTAGACATGCATAGCTTTTATTACACACTTCCTTGTCAAGTGACTAATACAGGCTTAACTGCCGATTCAAACGGCAAAAAAATTATTAAAGCTGGTACACCAGTTGGTGGTGATACTAACGCTTTATTAAACAGAGATACAGCAGTTTTAATTGCAACAAACGATGCAACTAATGGTGCTAAAACACAAGGTGTAGTTATTCACGATGTAGATGTAACCGCTGGTCAAACAACAGCAACTGTTGCTTTTGCTGGTGTTATTGATATGGCAAAAATGGATGCAGGTTTTGTTCTTGACCCAAAGGTTACTTTCCCTCACGACATAATTTATATGAAAGGAAGAGGTTTCTAATATGCCATCAATTGCAGAATTATATACAACTAAAAACATTAAAACTTATTGGGATGCTAGAAAGCAAGAAGAAACTAAATACGTTGGTATCGATGAGTTATTTGGTTCGAGAAAACAATTAGAAGATACAATTGATTCAGTTTCTGGTAAAAGTGGTTATACACCAGCTTTACTATTAAATAGCCCTGATTCTAAAACAGTTTATCGTGAAAGAGGCGAAATTACTGTTGAACAAAAAAAGATACCATTCTTCAAAGAAGGTATGCAAGTAGATGAAAAACATATCATTGAATTAATGAAATTAGAGGGAAACCCTAATCGTGCATTAGTTCAAATGGTATATGATCGTATGTTTAACGATAGTTATCAACTTTACTTAAGTTCACGTATGACACGTGAAATAATGGTTAATCAATTACTTTCTGAAGGTAAAGTTTCTTTTGCCTCAAATGGTGCAGCTTTTACAGCAACTTATAACATTACAAAAGAGACTGATTTAGCTGGTACAGCAAAATGGAGCGATTTAGAAAATTCTGACCCTCTAAAAGATATTAGAAAGATGAAAAAAGATGCTAAAATTAATGGCGTTGCAAGAGCAATGTGTAGTCCAACAACTTTTGATTATATTGTCAACAATGCTAAAATTAAGAAACTTCTTGTTAATCCATGGGGTGGTGCCGATATATCAGATGCTGATGTATTAAATTTAATTTATGCAAGAACAAATGTAAGATTATATGTAAATGATACTTATTATATGAAAGATGATAAGAGCGATGCTCAAATCTTCCCAGATAATATCATTTCATTATTCCCTATTGGAAAATTAGGCGATATTGTATTCTCAGTTACACCTGAAGAAAGAGTATTGTTAAATACACCTAATGTTGCCACAGTTTCAATCGTTGATGATGGTGTTGCTATTGTTGAAACAGTAGACCCTGATGCAGTTGCTATTCAAACAAAGATTGCAATGCGTTGCTTACCAGCACTTGACATTTTCCCAGACCAAATCGTAACATTAAAAGTAGCATAAAAAAATAACAAGCAAGGAGATGTAAAGAGATGAATTGTAATTGTAACAAAGTTAATGCAATAAGTTATTTTCACGACAAATATCCTCAAATAAAAATGAGTGATTTAGAAATGCTTAATGAAAGTGCAAAAGAAATCTTAATACATCTTCTTTTTAAATCTTCATATACAGTATCAGAAACACAAAGAGCGTATGCTTATGAACATTATCATTATTGGTTAATACGTTGTATGCAAGAAATGATAGAGCGTTCGGGAGCTACAAGTGCAATATCTTATTCTGAAAATGGCATATCAATATCTTGGAATCAAGCTCAATTATCACAAGCATTGAGGGATGAAATAGTTCCGATAGCAACAGTAAAAGGGTATTAGAGTATGTGGGAAAAAGAAATATGGATAGCCAAGAGAAAAAGTATTGAAACAAATAGTGATGGTTGGCAAATTGAGATTTTTGATAAGCCAAAAAAATACTATTTGAATTATCAACCAGTTTCTGGTATGACAAGCTATTTACAATATGGTGAGAAGATAACGGATGTATATCGAGCTTTTGTAGATAGAGCCTATTATCAAGGTGTAATAAATGTTGGCGATAGGGTGTATTTGAACGATGGCTTAATTTCAGAAGATGAGTTAAGAAAGTTAGCAGAAAGCGATAATAAGTATTGTGAGAATGCGAACTATGTTGTTAAGTCAGTATTGCCACAAAATTACAAAACAAAGATTGATTTTATTAAGAGATAGGAGAAGATTAAAATGGAAGAAAGAAAAAAAACTATAAAAGTACGCAAAGGTACAACAGTTAAGACCGTTCCTGAACGACAAAAAGAAGATTATTTAAGAAATGGTTGGTATGTTGAAAAAGATTATGCAAATATAAATCCATTTATAAATAATTCAATTTATAATACTAAAAACAAATAATATATTATGTTAGATATAAAGTTTGATGGTAATTCAATAAGAGACATACAAGCAAGAATTAAGCAATACCAAAAACTTATTAAAATCGTTAACGAACAATTTATAATTGAAAGCCTTGAATGGATTCGAGACAAGGCAAATGACAATCTAGAAAATAGAGTTGGGTATTTTGCAGGGACTTTGAATTTAAGAGAATATTGGCAAATTACAAAAACAAGTGAGAATACTTACGAGTTAAGAAATACCAATGAAAAAGGGGCTTATGTTGAGTTTGGTACTGGTATTGTGGGCTATGGTTCACACAAAAAAGCCGATGAAGTTCGATACGAATATGATGTAAACAATCATGGTGCGTTTGGGTGGAATTGGTACAATGAAAAAGATGGTTACCTAGTTAAAGGTTTTACAGGTTATGAGGGTAAATCATTCTTGTGGGATGCATTTTTTGATTATTATTCAAATGGAGAATTTGCAAAAATTTACGAGCGTATTTATAGGCAAATTATTGGTTTAAGTTAAATAGGAGTGATAAAAGTATATGTTAAACACAAAAGTTGAAAATAGCACGGTTTTTGAGCCTTATAATGAAATTTACGAGGTATTGAAAGACTATGTAGAGAGTACATACAATAATAATCACGTTGGAAGCAAGAAAGTTGAGGTTTTGAAAAACAAAATTTCACAAGAAACACCATGCGTAATATTTAGCGAGCCAATAAACAAATTACAAACACAAAGCACAACATATGATAATACTACAAGAACACTTAATTATGATATAAACATATATTGTAATAAAAACAATAATAGTGAACAAATTGTTAGAGAATTAGCAATTTTGGTAATTGAGGTAATGCAAGGACATTATCATATGAATGGTGGTGTAATAGCAATTATGCCACAATTTGATAGCCCTCTAAAAGATAGTTATCAAGCGAACTTAAGATTTACAACTAACTATATACCAAGTAGAAGTAAGTTGTATTAAAAATTTAAAAGGAGAAAACAAATGGGCAGAAGTTTTAGAGAATTTAAAGAGCATAATGTTCGTGCTGGTTTAGGTACAGCGTTATGTTATAGATTATCAAGCGAAACAAAATATCATATTTTAGCACCAGTAGAAAGTTTACCAGCGGTTTTTGGTACACCAGATACAATTGAATACTCTTCAACTACTAATAGAAACGTTACAAATGTAATGGGTAAAAATAGTACTGAAACAATTGAAATTAATTTGCCTTATAATCTTGACTATATTGCTATATGCGATAATATCAACGATTTAGAAGTTAATTTTGCGTATATTGATTTAGATGATTTTTCTGGTCAAGAATTTACAGGTAAACCTAGATACCATTTAGCAGATGTTGGAACTTCAGATATTAAAACAATCGTATTATCAATTGCTGTAACAAACGCAAACGAATACATTACTGAAGACTTATATGATAGTTTCCAAGATACTGTTTCAATCGTATCACCTATTCCTGCTAGTATTGAACTTTTATCAACAAATACAACAGGCATTGCTATAAACTTTTTAACTGATCCAAGCGATGCAACTTTTGATGTTTCAAGCAATAATACTGATGTTTTGATTGAAAAAGGTAGCAAAAGCGTAACAATTAAAGCAAGTTCTTCAGCAACAGCTGGTAGTGCAATAGTTAAAATTGTAGCAACAAAAGAAGGCTATGCACCTAACCAAAGAAGAATAAAAGTTTTGGTTGTTGCTGCTTAAAAAAATAATTTGAAAGGAATATAAAAATGAGACCATACATTGAAGATAGAGAAGGAAATAAATATGAATTTCGCAGATTAACTAGAAGAGAAAAAATTAATCTAGTTAAAAATGCAAGCGAAATTGAAAAAGCTAGTGATGAGAAAAAGATTGAATTAACTGATGAATTACTTTACACAATACTTCAAACTGTTTCAAGTGTAGACCACGAGAAATTTGAAGATATATTAGACTATAATGAAGAAATTTATGGTTTTGAACAAGTAATAGAATTAGAAACAGCAATCATTAGTTGGGTTTTTACTCAAGCAGGTGGGGAAACAATCAAAGTTCATCCTTACCTAGAGGAAATGAAGAAGAAAGAAGAATTGGAGAAGAAGGAAGAAGTAGAACAACCAGCGACACCAATTCAATACGATTCAATCGAAATTTAAACATTTTAAACGACAAGTATGGTGGTGATTTGGAGCATTTTTATTTTTGCGAAGAATTACCACTAGCTTTAGAATATGGAATGACACCACATGAGTATTGGGATGAAGATGAGGATTTATTTTTAGCATATCAAAAAGCGTATTACAATCGATTACACAAACAAGCATATTTGCAAGGTTTGTATAATTATGATGCACAAGTAACAGCTTTAGCCAATGCTATGAGAGACCCAAAGAAAACACCAAAGCCATATGAATATCATTCCAAAGATGTTTACAATCCTTTCAACGAAGAAAATAATAAGCCAAAAGGTTATATTAATACTATTGATAATACTGAAAATAATAATAAGTTATATAGTATTAAAAAAATAGCCGAAGAAAGGAGAAAACAACAAAATGCCAGTTGATTACACATTAGGCAATTTAGTAGTTAATACACAAGTAAAAGATGCAAATGGTTCGATACAATCGCTTAAAGGGTTAACCACAGCACTAAACTATTTAAACAACGCAATGAAAAAAGTTGCGAAGTCAAACGTAGATTTAGACCAAACAGGCAAAAAGTTTGAGGGTTTAACAAAAGCAATTCAACCATTTACAAGTGAATTAAGAAAATCAGAAAGTGCTTGCAAGGCATTTACAGATGCAATCAAAGTTTTAAACAAACAAAAAGTAAGCACTTCAAGTATAGAAAAGGCAAGTGCAAGTTTAAAAACGGCACAAGCAAAATTACAACAAATCAATGGCACGGCTAATCAAACACAAAACATTTTTGATAGCCTTACCAAAAGTAAAATATTTAATGTAGGTAAAATATACGCTATATATAATTATACTAAAAGATTTACCTCACAACTTTCAAATGCGGTTGGCTATGCTGTAAACTTTGAAGAAACTTTAAATAAATTCCAAGTTTCAATGGGTGACCAATACTCAAAGTCATTAAAGTTTGTTGGCAATATAACACGTGCTTTCAACTTATCGACTGAAAGTATAATGAACTATCAATCAACATTTAAAAACATGTTAGATAGTTTAGGTGGTTTATCAAGCGATGTTACTTACAAATTAAGTGAAACAATCACACGAATGGCGATTGACTATGGTTCACTGTTTAATGTTCCAATCCAAAAATCAATGGAACAATTTCAACAAGTGTTAAGTGGTCAAATTAGAACAATACGTACTGTTGCGGGTTATGATGTTAGTGAAACCTCTTTGTATAGCATTTACAAAGAAATTGGTGGCACAAAAACTATGAGGCAATTAGATCAAAACGAAAAACGTTTATTAAGAATAATTGCTTTACAAAAACAAATGCAACGAACTGGTGCGGTTGGCGATTTTGAAAAGACTTTAAGCAATACAGCCAACATTTTAAAACAAATTCAAGAAACAACCAAAGAAATACTTACTTTGTTTGGTAGATTGCTTTTGGGTTCAGTTGGAAACCTTTCAGAAAAAGTACTTGGTGCGACAATAGCATTAAGAGATTTCTTAAATTATTTAAACAAAATAAAAGGTTATGAATATCAAGATTTTACTAAAAATGCAAGTGGTGGTTTAATAGGTGGAGTTACTGAAAGTGCCGAAGAAGCCACTGATGCCGTAACTGAATTAAAGAGAAGTTTATTAGGCTTTGATAAATTAAACATTTTATCTAGCACAAGTTCTAACACTAAAACAGCCGTAAATGATTATTCTTTCTTGACAAGCAAAATTGGCGAATATGAAGAATTAATTCAAAAAGTAAGCAATGGTTCACAAAAGGTAGCCGACAATATACTTAATTGGTTAGGATACACAAGAAAAGAAAATGGTGAAATTGAAAAGACTTCAGGTGCGATTAATCGTTTAGCTGGAATGTTAAATGTTTTAAAAGTTACATTTACAAGTTTAATTTCAATTATAACATTTAAAAAAGGTGTTGGAATATTTAAATTTTTTAAAGGGCTTCCTGAAAATTTGAAAAAAGTAATGTCCTCAATAACTGGTAAAACCGATATACCTAATTTGAAGAATATTAAAAAAGTAAAAGATATTTTTACCGCATTTAGTGGTGTTGTTGAAAAGCCTGCAAAAGTTGGAATATTTTCAGCTTTATCAAAATCAAAAGTATTTTCTGCAATATCAAAACCAGGGCAAATGTTAGGACAATTTATAAAATTGTTGCCAAAATCATTGGTAATAATAGGAACGATTGCAACGCTATTTGCGACATTATTTATCAATAGTGAAGAGTTTAGAAATTCAATTATGAATTTGATCAAGTCAATAGCAAATTTAGCTTCAAGTATAACATCAGTATTAACACCTGTGCTAACACCAGTTATTAAGTTTTTGGGTGAGGGTTTAGCATTAGTAATAAATATTATTGCAAAAGTAATTGATTTTATTTCAAAGAGCAAAGCACTTTCAACAGTGTTAGGTTTATTGTTAGCAAGTATTATAGCAATAAATATAGCAACTTCAGTTAGCCCTTTGACTTGGATTATACTTGGAATTACAACTGTTATAGCTTTGATAGCAAAATTAATCGAAGCAATAGCGAAGTTATTTGCCGAAGGGAAAGTAAAAACTTTCTTTAAAAATTTATTTAGTAGAGAAAATAACAATGGTGGTGGTAGAGGTACAAGTACAAGTTCTTACACACCTTTAGCAAGTGGTGGTGTTATTACAAGACCTACACCTGCATTGGTTGGTGAATATTCAGGTGCTAGAAATAACCCTGAAATTGTATCACCAGAAAATAAAATGCGTGAAGTATTTGTTCAAGCATCATTACCAATTGCACAAGCAATATTAAATAGCAATCAAAAAGTCATAGATGCAATAGATGATTTAAGCGATAGACCAATCGAATTAAATGGTCGAAAAGTAAGTGAAAGTATTTTTAAAGACTTACAAAACGAAGCAACACGCAGAGGTAAGAAATTTGCGTAGAAAGGAGCAATTATGCCAACAATTTTAAAAATATATACTTTTGATGAAAATGGTTTTGCAAAAACGGTTATTGCTCCTGCTTGCACTAAATATCAAGTATCATATGCGGATGTTGACAAAGAGGGTAGTGGTAGAAACCCATTAACTGGTGAAATGTATCGTGATCGAATAGGCTCATACATAAAGTTAGATTTAACATGGGATTTGATACCAGGAACAACAGAATATCAAAATTGGTATAAGACTTTAACGAGCCTACCGAAAAGTTTTGAGGCGGAATATTTAGACCCATCCTCAAATGAATTAGTTAAGAAAAGATTTTATAGGACTGATATTCAAACGGAGTTATACCTATTTGTCGATGAAAATTGCAACATATGGAGAGGATTATCAACATCGTTTGTACAAAACGATGTTTCTTCTTTTTCTTGGGAGGGTGTATCGAGAAAAGTATTTTATTTAGGTAGTAAAAGAGGCATAGGAAGAGAAGTTGTAGTAACGAATAAGCAAAGTTTTAGCAACCTAGATTTGATAAAAAGTGGTGAAACTAAAGATATTGAAGAATACAATGAAGAATTTTATGAACCAACATATTCAGACTATTTTATATCGTGTGAAGAAAACCGTGTTAAATTAGATGGTACTTTTAAATTCCTAGACAAATCATATTCAACGGCTGATGGTGTTAAAAATAGCCCTATATTTTGGTGGACTACTTGGATGTGCAATAAAGATACTGGTGAATTTAATTCACACCCTAGACTTGTAATTAAAGGCACATCATTGTCTGCAAGTTATTACACAATAGTTTTTGGTGAAATAGCAACAAATTTTAAAATCGAGTGCTATACCGAAAACGATAACAACGAAGAAGTTTTAGACAGAACTATAAGTGTTGAAAATAACGCCGAAAAAGAGTATATTTTTGAAACTTTAAAAACTTACGTAAAATTTATCATTGAAATAATAAAAATCGATAATTCAGTTGTTTTTGAGGGTGAAACACAAAAATATCAAAGGTTTGCAAAAGTAAATACAATTTATAGTGGTGTGTTTAAGAATCTTAATAAAATTATAACCGATTACGAGATTACGCAAGAGTTTAGTGCTGATAATTCAGAATTTAATTCAAATGTGCTTTCATTGAAATTAAGAGATGTTAATAACGAATACGACCCTCAAAACGCAAATAACAAATTAAGTTATTTTAAAAATCAGCCAATTTCAGTTGACATTTATGTAAAAGATAGAGATAAAAACGAATTTGGTATAGAGGTAATTAAAAATCCTTTAGTAAAAACTTTCAAATTTAACTCAAGAAACAATGTTTATAATTGGGAAAATCAAATATTAAGTGTTACAAATTATTCAGATACTTATAATTTAGTTTATGCAAATGAAGATGAAACACCACAATTTGGCAATAATGCAAAAACATTGTCAAGTTGGTTAGGACTTTTAAATCGAAATTCTGGCTTAAGTGGTTTTAGAAATGCAATTGCTTTTGAAGACCTTGATAGTGGGGACAATCTCAAAGAAGATTACACTAACAATGCGATAATTTTAAAAGGTTATATTCCAAATCAAAGTTCTTATAATGAAGCGTTAAGGATGTTAGTAGAAGCATCTTATGCATCGCAAAAGAATACCACAACAGGACAATATCGTAATAAAATGGTTTTAATTGACTACAACGAGCAAAAATTATTATTTAACACACAACTATTGGAGAATAATTTAAAATTTTATGGTGAGCAAACAATAGTTAGCGATCGTTTTGTAGATAATTCATTTAAAATAACAAGAAATTATATATTTGAAGAAAGTTTTCAAGAAGCAAAACCAAAGAATTACACTGTTAAAATTTACACTTATCAAAATGTTCAAGAAGTTACAGGAAAAGATGACAAAGGCAATGATATAGTAACAACTAAAATTGAAACGACAACTTATGATAAATCTTACACTATATCAAACAATGACTATGAAAATGAAACAATCGATAATCCATTTATTACTTCAAATTTTATGGAAGACCCTGTTAATTGGTCAAAAGAAACTTCGACAATTGCCGACAGATTAGTTGGTTATAGGCAACATATAGATAGTTTAAATACATTTAACTTTAAAACTAATTTTAATGGTGGTATAATAGAACCAGGACATACTTATTTGTACGAAAGCAAATATGGTAATACCAAAAAAGTTGTTATTACAAAAGTAATTTTAAATGGAACTTCCTTTGCAGAAGTTGAAGCAAAAGAAATTATGGAGGATTAATTATGAAAGTTTGGCAACCAACTGATTATTATGATGTAGCAACCGAATTTACAAGAATATCAACGTTTATTTTTGATATTGGTGGTAGGTTAGGTGTTTATGATTTATTAAATAAATATACTTGGTCAACATCAGATATACCTTATTATGAAGATTACAAGAAAATAATTGAATCCTTAAATATTTTGTTGCAAAAAACACACGCTAATAAAACTTTTGGGTATTTGACACCAGAGAAAAATTTTAGTTATATTGATGCAAACAAGATAGAGCAAGCAATGGCAGAAATAGAGAGAAAGTTATGGAGTTTCGACATAACTGGTAAAAAGATTTTGGGAAATAATTCCAAAATAATCACTTAAAGAAAGAGGTGATAAATAAATGAGTAAATTAGAATTAACCTTTACTGATGAAGTGGGGACAAATTTAAACCAATACAAAATGAAAAGAAATGTTGGCACAGCAAGTGAAACAGAAGAAGTCATACAGCTTGAGCGTGATGCTAATATAACAACTCAAGGCACAATAATCAATGCTGATAAATTAAATAAAATGGTTTCAGCTATTAATGAACCAATTAGTTCATTATTCACGACTATTTATGAGGAAACACAAAATAAAAAATCTTTGCCATTAAATACAAATATAGATTTTGCTTTAATTAATTCAAAAGACTCTACACCATTATCATTTAGCAAATTTTTATGTTTATTTGTGTTTAGATTTTATTTTATGGGTACTGATAATATACGAAGATATGCAAGTGTTACTATTGGTACAGTATCATCTTATTTGTTTGAACATTCTGAAATAGTACAAATTTACGATAGTTTTGCAGATACCACTCAAAAAGTTAAAATCTTGCTTGATAAAACTAATAATACAATAACAATTACTAATTTAACTAATAGTAATACAACTACAAATGGTTTATATATAGAAAGTATAATAGGTGCATAATTATGGGAATTGTATGTAGATGTGAAAGTAATATAGTTCCAGTAGCCAACGAATCTCCAAGAGTTTGTTGTGGCACAATAAAATGGTATATGAACGATACCTTTTCATTCGATTTTATTATTAATTTAACAGATGAAGATGGCAATCCTATTGAGTTGCTTGACACCGATAAATTTGTTGTTGATTTTTACAATAGTGCAGGAGACTTAATACAAAGTTTTGAAACTGTTGGTAGTTCAACGATAACTCTAAATTTCACTAAAGAAATTAGTGCAAAGTTTAAAAAGGGTGAATATTTTTATACAACTAAATACGAGAGTGGTTCAATAGCACGAACAATAATGCATAATAATATGGTTGTTGTTGAATAGGTGGTGATAGCCTATGAGAGTCAACGTATGCAAAAAAATTGATGAGGGTATAAAGACTACACTTGATGTTGTATTAGAAGATAAAACAATTAATCTTGAATGTGAAGGTATAGTTGTAGGTGGTGTTACTAATGATCATGCGAGATTAGTAAACCTTGATTACGAGCATAGTGGACACATTGGTTTTGCTAGTGAGAAACAATTGAACTTGCTAGCAGAAAATGTTGTTCCAAGAAGATTAAACGTTTTACCAAATATAGATGTTAATATAGATAGAAGTAAACAATTTATATATATTAACGAGAATGATACTGAAAGTAAAAAGGTAAGTATTCGAGAACTGAACTCTTACATTTTACGAAATGGTGATAGTGTTCCAACCGATATGCAAGTTGGAGAATATTTATTGTTAAATATGAAGAAAGGAAATATTTAAAAATGGCATATGAAATTTTAAGCGATAAGAAAAAAATGCAAGTTACACAATTAGTCAATACTGCTGATGGTTTAAAATTGCAACAATATTACCCTGAAACAACAGCTGAAGTTACAAACATTAAAGCAATTGCTGGTGTTACTGGTACAAACGTTCAACAAGCATTAGAAAGCATTCAAGGTAATATTAATGATATTACTGGTGGTGGTACTGTTACAAACGTTAATGGTGTTAAAGGTGCGGTAAATATTGCAGAAGGCACAAATATTGGTGTTACAGTTTCAGGGCAAAATATTACTATTTCAACGCCAGCTGAAGAAAACGTAATTAATGAAGTGCAATTAAATGGCACAAAAATTACGCCAACGGGCAAAAAAGTTAATGTTCAAGTTACAAAAGCAACTGTTGGTTTAAGCAATGTTAACAACGTAGCAATTACACAAACACAAGTTGACCAAATTGGCACAAATACTGAAAATATTACTAAAGCACAAACAAAAGCAGACCAAGCGTATGCATTAGCCGAAGGTCGCTCTTCAGCTTATTCTTTTGCAACTTATAGTGCTATGGTTACAGCTTTGAAAACCGCTCCAAAAAATCAATATAGAATAGGCGATAGTTTATACATTAAAGAGGAAGGTGTCCTTGATTACTGGGTTAGTGATATATTATCAACAAACACAGGTACATATGGTTACTATGAACTTTTACCATTAGAAGGGAAAGTTGATTTAACTGATTATCAAACAAAAAATTTAGTGACACCGATTAATGTTAGTGGAACTACTAAAACAACAGTTGAAAGTGCTTTGCAAGCTATTAATACTTTAGCAGGCACAAATAAAAATAATATTCAAAATTTAGATGGTGCTTTAGGTACAGTTCAAGAAAATGTAACTAAAATTTTAAATGGTGAAACAGTAGTTCCAAACGCAGCTGAAGCTACAAAAGCAAAAAATGTAGATTTAGCCGTAACTGTTACACCAGATACAACAAATGGTGATAAAGTAAGCATTGGTGCTGGTACTGGCAAGAAAGCAGAATTTAATGTTGTTAATGCAAAAAAATCAGCAACTTCTGACAAATTAACAACTGCAAGAAAGATAACTGTTAATGTTAATAGTGGCAAGAAGTCAAATAATACTACAGATATTTTAGGTACTGGAAACGCAACTTTTGATGGTTCAGCTGACAAATCTATTAGCGTTGAATTAGGTGCAAGTGGTGTAACTGCTGGTGCTTATAGTGCGGTACAAGTTAATGCAAAAGGTATTGTTACTGGTGGTGGAAACATTGTTGAATTTGACACAGGCACAGGACAACCAAGTACAAATTTAGCCGTTGGTGGTTTATTCTTTAAAATAATTGGTTAGAAACTTGAAAGGGGAGTTTTAATTATGGCAAAATATCAATTACAACAAAAATTAGCGAATGGCACAATGAAAGATATACCAATAACAAGTGTTAACGATGTGGCTGATATTAATGTAATTCAAGATGATTATACAGAGGTAGATTTAATAAATAAAAATGGTAATACTTTAGCTGCAATACCATTTAGAAAAATCAATGGTGAGAGTATTATTGGAAAAGACCCTTTGACTATTAGTGGCGGTGGTGGAACAAGCCATCCAGTTTATACTGAAGCAAATACTGATAAATATACTGTTGCTAAAGTTGATCATAAACTTTTGGTTAAATTTACAGGCGAAAGTGGTAGTAGGTATTACTTTAATTTTGATAGTATGGTGTACCCAGCAACTGATGGTTGTGATTGTCTTGCTTTTAAAATTTTAAATAATGATGTTAAAGTATTTGCGTATACAAGTGGTCGAGCACTTGACACATTTTATAATGAAATAACTAACACAAACTATTTATTCTTATATAACGATGGGTTTTTAAGTGTTGCGTTGACAGATTATGCTATGAATTCCGAAAAATGGAGTACTCACAGTGGTCGAGACGCAAGTATGGGTAATAGTTATTATGCTAATGGCTTAATGCAAAATAATTATGTTGCTGTTACAAACGACCAAAGCGATGATATTCAGTGGTTATTGTTAACAATGTATAAAAATGAAGTTGGTGTGTTAGAAGTAATGGTAGAACATCAAGGAGATATTTAAAATAGGTCTAATTTTTATATTGTAATCAGAAAAAAATAACAAATTTTGCAAAAATGCTTGACAACGCAAATAATGTTTGCTATAATTAAGGCGGATTTTGGAAATGAAGAAGAATTGGAATCTGTGGGTTGGTTTGCTAGTAGCAATTGGAGTTGCTTGGTACAATGGCTATGACAAGTCAAAGATGGACAACTTTAGTAGTTTTCTGATACTATTGGTTACAATCGTTGGTTTTTTGTCCTTTTTAAAAACACTAACCACAACAAAGAGCAAGGAATTAATGGAGAGTAACACAACAAGCCAAAAGACACGAGTTAGTTACATTGAGGTTGCAAGCAATCCATATAAGCAAGGGCAAAATCTTGCGAAAGACATTGCTACTACTATCGAAATTTTGAGGGAGAAGAAAGCAATGAATAAAGTTAAAAAATTTTTTAAGTGGCTATATTTTAACAAATGTACAATCACAAATATCGTAGTAAGTATTGCATGTGTAGCGTTTGTTAATTTTATGTCTCTATGGGGCTATTTAGATCGTTATCAAATCTTCCAAACTAACCCTGTATTATTTAAGATAATAATTGGTGTTGGTGGAGTATTATGGACAGCTTTGTCAGTATTCTGTTCTATCAACAAATTAGGTGCGGAAAATTTAAGCGAGATTGATGCACGCTTACAAGCAAAAGCGAATGAAAAGTTAAGCCGTTTAACACCAGAACAAAGAAAATTAGTTAAAGAAAACATTAAGAATTTACAAGAGCAATTAAACAAACTAAAGGTGGAGTCTGATGGGGCTATGAAAATAGTCCAAAGTTTCACAGTATTAAAGAGTATCGAAGGTTTTGATGTAAGCAATCAAGTAGAAAGTTATGAAAAAGCGTGTGCTATTGTTAGCAATAATAGTTCATTAATTACAAAACTAGAAAACGAAATTGCAATATTAAAAGGCAAACTTTAGAAAATGACACGGAAGTGGTTAGGAAACTAACCACTTTTTTGTTATGAAAGAGGGAATTGAAATAGAGAAATTTATAAATGAGATTGTAGATGTACCAAAGTTAATAAGAAGATTGTGGTTAGTGCTTTGGTTTGTAGAGTTTATTTGTATTGGTAGTAAGTTGCTTTTT